CGTGACCTAACACTTGGTGTCTGGGATGCAGATAGTGAAGATGATTTAATTGAAGAAATCACAGCAGCATCAGGTTGGTGCATTAAATCTATTGACTACGACATTCAACTAAAATGACAATCGACACTTATTCTTTCGCAGGCGATGGCATTACTGTTCTCGGTATGGTCGGTATCATTAGCACTGCCATTATTCTTTTTACTGCCTTTCGCCGTTATTACAATTCTCCTCTACGCAAATGATGGACTACAAATTAATCCTACAAAGTAAAACTGAAGATCACTTGTATAAGTTTATCACAGTATTAGACAAGGCAAATGCCCTTGACTGTATTAACTGGGTACGCTTCAATTATCCTGAGTGGGATGTTCAAAACCTGAGAAAAGTTATCTCTTAATCAAATGATTACTTCCAAAGCATACATGCTCAAGATCATGAAAAAATGTGATGGGGCAGATACTCTTACAAGAGAACAGAAGTTTGAGGTATTTTGTAGGGTGTGTGATAATATGCTTAAAGAGGGTAGACTTTCTAAAGTAAATCATACTCGATGGACAAATATATTTTGAGTGTGACAATTAAATAACCGTCTACTTAGACCCCACAGGGGTCTTTTTTATTGGTATATTATAAATGTGGAAGGCAAGGGTGAGAACCAATTCGGTCATCACACCGTGGAAAATCTCTTTAAGTCGAACCTCTTCCACACACTAATTCATTACCAATTAAATGACTCATACGATCACACTCTCTCGCCGAGAATTTGGTCTCTTAAATTATATTACTAAGGGACTATACAACAGACTTGATAGCGATGTCACAGAATGGGGCGGACAATGCACAGGACATGATGTTATTGAGCATGAATACTATGGCAAAGATGTGATTAAATCATTGCATCTTAAGACTAGAGATATACTACAAGATTGCTATGATGGCAATCAGGAAGCAGTTCAACTTCAAAAGAAGTGGGACTATAGAGGTGTGAGGATAAAATGAAGAAAGAAACATTTTACCTAGTTACTGAACTTGAACTAGACAAAGAGCATGACATGATCTCTGAATATATTGGGATATGGACAGCAAAGAATGGTAATGATCTACGCTCTAAGATTGAACATAAGACTGGAGCAAAGATAACACACATTGAGTATCAAACAAATTTACTACATTCATTAACCGCATACATGTAATGATCTCAAGAAAAGAAGCAGAACTTAAATGGCAGTTTTATAATGAGACTGACGAGGAATATACACAAGAAATGTATATGCAGAATCTCAAACTGTCACAGCAATACCCATACATCTACACTCAATGGGGTACACTATTATCAGAGGATTTTCAACAATGATGAGAGACCACCACCACACTCAAAACAAATCAATTAAAGTGCCTTTTACATGGCATGAACTACATGATGTCATTTACTATCTTGAATGGAAATGTGATGAGATCAATGAGACTGGAAATGAATTTGAATATCCTGAAATAGAAGATAAACTTGCTGAATTGAAAAACATTGCTTCTAGACTTCAAACTAGATCAGAAAAAGAGTACGATGAAATGATTAGAAATCAAGCAAAGAAACCTGATGATATGTGGTAATGTGACAATACACTTAGTGTCACATCATTACACTAACTGTGTTGCCCTTGAGTTATACTTAATATAACAACAAAGACATCTATGACTAACAAACAACGTTATGAGTCTTTCCTAAGATGGGAAGCAATGATTGCAAGACAAGTTGCAAGACGTAAAGGTTGCTCTGTTGAGGACTTATACAAGAAACAGCAATCCGACTGGAACCCAGAGGTGTTATGGAAGTAGTAATTACACCCGATAACATATTTGACAAAGAAATATGTGTTGACTGTGGTAAATCTTGCCGCATAGGTTCAGGTAGATTTGTTAATCGTTATGCTTACTATGGTGATGAAGTACATGGTTGGCGATGTGGCGAATGTGCTGCTGAAATAGATGCAATGATAGAGGAATTTTCAGAATGAAATATAAAGACCAAAAAACAACAATCTTTTCAGAAATAGCATCAATTATTGAAGAGGGCGACAACGGAACACCCTATGACCTAATTGATTTTATGATTGAAATAATGACAAAAGATCAACTTAATCAAGTTGAAGACATGATTACTAACCACTATCCAAAGGAGGACTAATGCCACAAGTTAAACAACAGTATGTTATGCAGTTCACAACAAGAACTGACTATTACCAAAATTTTGAAATATCATTTGATGATATTTGGGAAGATTATTGTAAAGAAATGGATTTCGATGAAGAAGAGTCCGATATAACCCAATGGGAAAATCAGGACTTGATGGAAGTAGCGTGGGATTACATTCTTAAAGACCCTGAGAAATATAGATCAGGCAATTCAGATTATGATAATGAAGAGATTATGAACTATAATCTACAGAGGATTTAATCATGGAATACATCACATACAAAAAGCAAGATTTCATTTTTGCATCAAGTCACATTTTATGTGAGACATTGCCCCCTGACTTCGATACATGGGATGATGAGCAACTTGACGATTTTCTAAGTGAAAATGCTTATGAACCATACGAGTATCACACACCCACACAAATATATCAAGAGATAGAGTCACTTGCTCATTCAGTCAGAGATTACATCAAAGAGGATGCCGAACACATGGCACACAAATAGAATTACATGAAATTCTTATTAGTCAAGAACTATTGTGCCAGTTTTATTAGCGGCACACAGTATCACCATAAGTGAACACATAGGACTATAATAAGAATAACAACCAATAAAGCATTATGCAAAACTTTCAAGAATTTATTGAGTACGTCTTTAGTTTCTACGGTAAAGGCGGCATCTATCCTGAGAACAATAGGACTAAAGAACAGATTGCTTTTGCTACTCTTTCCTACCTAGATCAATGTGCTACTGGTAATCCACTATTCACTTGGGGTGATGGTGATTCACTAGACAGAGAAAGAGTCCGTGACTTAATGAACCAAATTTATGGAGCAGTTTAATGAGAACTTACATTTTTAAAGACTATCTAAACGATAAGCATGGTAAGTTTTTACCACTTCAAACAGTAGAAAGTAAAGAGTTCGGTAGACATTTTTTCATTGACATTGCATTTGAGTTTATCACAGCGCCATCATTAAAAGGCGGTGGATATGATGAAAGTCAATTAGAATATGTTGGTAACTGGACTGACCTAGAGGGATTGAATCTATGTAAATTGTTAGAAATTTATAAAGATTTGACATGGAAAGAAAATAATGACAATAAAGAGAAGGCACATAGTGATATGTGTGAATACATGGAAGCAGTTGAGAATGGCGAAGTAACTTACTTGTAAAATTGTTATTTTAGAATGGCAACCGATGGTGTGACAGTTCCCAAACAGTCCACCAGAGGCGCCAGGCGACCCGCCATACCCTATAATAAAAGAGTCAAAGGGATTTCATCATGCAACTAGTTTCAAAATGCGGTACGATCAAAGTTGATTTTTACCCTGTCACTTATGCTGATGGGACTATCAGTCAACGATTGATCTACAAAACTGTTACTTTCGGTAATGATTTACAGTCCAAGCGATACATCAACCGTAAGGATATGGATCATGAAATTGATTCCCGAGTAGAGGGTTATGGTTATGAGGTGACTGAACTTCACACTATTCCCCAACTTTTTAATTCAGCACTCTGCTGCGCTTGTTAATCTTATTTTCTTTTTTATTATGTCAACTACAACCACTCAAAAAGAGCAAGTCTTTAATCACACTCTAGAATTGTGTGATATTCTTTATGAGAAAATTAAAGAAGATCAAATTAAATGGCATCATAGGTCAATTATATCAAGTAGTGGAAATGATGAAGTTTACCATATTAGACAAATAAGAGAGATTAACCTTAGTGGCGTAGATCATGAGTTTTATATCAAGAAAGGGCGTAAGTTTCTTAAGGTAATTCATAAAAACGACGGCAGTCAATCTGTTCATTGCTTTGTTGATGCTAATACTGGTGATGTTCATAAAGCGGCATCATGGACTAAACCGCAACCAAATGGCATCCGCTACAACTTGTTAGACGATAAGAGCAGAAAACTATGCTTTGAAAGGGCAGACTGGGCAGGTGGTTACCTATATGTTCGATAATAGTTTTAATTTCCCACACACAGCACCAAAAGGTTATCACTATGAATTTCACACCAAAACGTCTAATTTATGCTCAATTTGGGTTGTATTTGACCGTGAGTTTGTTTACAATTCTGGTAGCAAAACTAGTTGTATCTGGGGATTCTACGACTATAAGAGAGGCGATTACTTCGCCCCTATCAATTCAAAAAGAAAAGGAAAACAAGTCAGAATAGAGGACACTTCGCCATATACTGCTATGCCTTTGAACTTATCAATTCTTGAGCAGTGTATGGTATAAAGGCAATAACTTCTGTGACAGTTCTATTAGTGTCCACTATTCGTTGATTTGGATCAATGATCCATTATAATAAGAACATACAAACAAAGGAGTTTTTTCAAAATGGCAAAGTGGAAAGCAACTAAAGCAGCAGTCCTAGCACAGTTTCGTTACAACTGGAATGTGGCAGTAGCACATAACCCAAGTTTAAGAGGTGATGTAGTTGCTAAACGTGAGGACTGGAATAACTTTGTTGACATGCTCAATAAAGATGGTTATGTAAGTGACTATCAAGCATATAACTGGACAAATCCTTTTTAATCATGGAAGAACTTTTTAAAGATACGTTTAAACAACTTGATAAACTTACAATTCGTACTATGACAAAAGACCAATTTATTGAAGACGTTTTTGAAATTGCCTTTGGTGATAATGCCATCAACAGAGATTTTTCTTTCGAGGAAGTAGTCGAGAGACTACAACAATTCTCGGATGGTTCTAACCCTATCTTAATCGAGGATGCTTGGAATGAGACCGAGGAACTAAACACTTCATTAAGAGAATTAAATGATGGCGACTTGTTAGAATGTAGGGAGTCATTAATTAATCGTACTGTTACAATTATGAAATCACTTGAGGAGATCGGAACCGATGACTAGAGAACAGGAATTAGAGCAACGGTACAAAGATTTTCAAGAGTGGTTAAATATCTGCCCTCTTGTCATTACCGACTATCAAGATTTTGATACTGAATTTGAAATTACTTTCAATCTGGAGGCAGATTAATGCGAATTGAGGATGTTACCCACGATCAAAAAGAGTGGGATAAATTTTGGTATGAATCTCAATCCGAGGGATTAGAGTATGGTGACGGATTACCCACGGAAGATGAACTTAACCGTGAGCATGTAATTACATTCACGGAAGGCGAAGTCAGCACTATTCTTTACTATTTGGATGCTGCCTTGACTGATGTTCCCGAGAACAAATTGCCTGCTGAAATTGACTCAATCTATGCCAAACTGGAGACTTGCTACGATGACTAATTACAAACTGCCCCTGCCTCAATTCGAAGCAATTTGTGATAAATTTGCTAATGAGGTAGTCGATAATATGGATTTGGATACACTATGCCAAATCGCCTACGATCAAATTTATGACTATTACAGTAAGTGCAATGATGCCGAACTTCAGGATGAAATCGTTAATCATTATGGCGAAGAAAGTGAATGGCAACGATTGTTGACTGAAACAAAGCATAAGGCAAGGTAGTTTGTGACACTTTCATTAGTGGCACATAAGTTATATTTTTGTTTGTTATTTGCTCTATAATGAGTACATAACAAACAAGAATTTAATGGACAAACTAATTTTTGATAACCCATCACCTAGATACGATGATCTATCAACTAGGGAATTACTTGAAAAGTCACTAGAGCAATTAAAGATCATTCAACGTGAGAATTTAAAAAGAGAACCAAATCATCCTAGAAATAAGTTTGCTTATACTATCATAGTTCCAGATCATCCGCTTGGGTATCATGAGCATTATACAAATGATTTGAAAACAGCGAAGAAAAGTTGTATAGAGTGGGCAACTGATTATGGTTCAGCAAGTGTTGAGAATCAGAACTTAGATACAGTTTATGCTGTTCGTTAGGACAATTTAATTACTGTCACACTAGAAGCAAATAAGTGAGTTATTTGCTCTATAATAGTAATATAAACAAAAGGAGAACTTATGTCAGTTTTACATCATGAGGCAATTCTAGAGACTTGCCTAGTTGACGCTGAAGAAGAGTTCAGAGTCAGTAACAAATTAACTCAAAAAGAGTTGGATGAATTGCTTGTGCTAGACAAAGGCACTAGAGACGCTATTGAAGGATTAGCACAGAAAATGTTTGAGGACTTATGCCAGTGATTAATGTGCCAATCTCTTTTGATGAGTCATATCAAATGATTAAACTTTGGGATATTCTCAGAGATATGGATTTCGATTTGACTGATGAACAAACAGCAGTATTTGAGAGAATACAAACTGGCGATTATCTTGTCAAGAACCATTAGGACAGTTTTATTAGTGTCACATGATGTAGCAAATACATGTGTCACTAAGTTATAATAATAGTATCAGGTTAATTGCTAAACATTCACAACTGCTTAGGGATACCTTTTAACCTGATAATCATTTTTCATTCATTAACTTAAATGCACCAATTTCCAGACATTACAGAAATCGAAGCAAAGCACGGTTTCAGCATTGAAGCACTCGAGCAACTTGAGTACATGGTCACTTACCTTAATGAATGTGCCTCGCCTGAGTTGCTCAAAGAAATCAAAATTTCAGAAGATGGGTTTGAGCAGTTAGTCAACTATACCACAGAGTTAAGAGTATTTGACGGAGTAAACTATGCTGAGTGACAATCAAAAAACTGTCATACTATTATCCTATTTGCTTATAATAGCATCTACAATAAACATATAAACAAACATTCAAACATCATGGCAAGAAAAGGACTTAACATTGATCTCACTAAAAGTCAGTATCAGCACCTCTATAACATCATGTGCTCACAGGAGCAAATCCTTGACACATTAAATGAGGCGGATGACTTCGATGTTCAAACATTCGATAATCTATTTGATGCAATCATTAATGCTAAGGTGACATACTTATGAAGTGCAATTTCGAACAGTTCAATCACTTGTATAATAAAATCTATGAGTTGGTAGAGTTTGCCGACTTTGAAATTGACGATGAAGACTTAATGGAAGCAACCAAATCTGTCATCGACAATTTAGAATTAGACGAGAGATTTTATCACAAGTCAAGCACATAAGTGACAGTTTGATTAGTGGCACATGATGTAGCAAATACATGTGTCACTAAGTTATAATGAATATAACAACACATAAAGCACATGCCATTCTCAACAGTATTAGCAAAGCACTCTAACAAGACAGTAAGGTTAGATACATATCAGAAATTACTACTCACTCAAATTGACTGCTATGGTCAGGGTAGTTGGAAGAATGGTGTTAGTTTGCATCACTTATACGACCAGAGAGGAGCATTCGCAAATATCCTTATTCATGGTACTGTAGTAGGCAAAGTTGTCTACGATGTTGCACAGGATGACATTAGCGCCGATGACTATAGAGCAATCCATATCGACAAAACAAAATTTTCAACTGTATCCTACATTGCTTTTGTTAAGGATGCAAATTACGACATGATGACAATCAAGTACAGAAATCTTTTAAAGAAATTCTATACTGTTATCCTTATGGATAATAAGATGATTAAGTATTAATCTGGCAAGGGGTCTTGTGCCAGTTATTAAAGAGGCATAAGATCCCTTGAAAATGACCCCATTGTGTGTCATACTAATAGTATGAAAGTTAATTACACAGTTGAGGTGCCCGCTGCACCATTCGAAAATCAAACCTTTGCTACTCTTGATGAGTGTTGGGATTCTTGCTATGATCTCTCTCAAGAGTACGGATATGCTAAGGTTATGTACGGCAAGTGCCTTATGGGTGAGTATGGTGACTGCCCATAAAGTGGCACACACTTTCCCCAATTTCCCTAATAGTCCCTTATACTAAAAACATCAATTAAAAAAGTCATGTCACTATCATCAATCGAAACAATCAGAGAATTTTTCACCGATGCAGAATTGGATACCATTGCTGCTGCACTTGAGGATTATATCGCTTATGATGACCCTGACGCTGCGGAAGATGAGTTAATCGGAGGCATTCCAGTTGCTGACCGTGTTGCCTCTATCCAGTCTAAAATCGACTCTCTTTATTAATTCTCACTCATGGTAATCTACAACCCACAAGTAGCACCGAACCGCCCTGAGTTCGATGTCACCTATCGCCTAGACCCGAATGAAAAGGTATGGCATAAGGAGTGGATTTTCTTTAATGAAATGCTTTTTGGTCAAATCTGCACTAACATTGACGGCGAGGGATTTATCCTTTACAAGTATATGCCCCAACAGTTAGAAGAAGGGGAACAGGTTTTAATCCTATCCCGATTAAGAACATTTCCCACGGTACAAGATACCAAGGACTTCATACAATCTAACGTGGGGACATTATACTCAAAATGATTAGACTTGCCTCCGATATTAAGACTAGAGAGAGAACTTACATTATTTGTGAGTCTGACGCCGCGCCCAAAATTTTAAACTTACAACAGACTTTAATTCATTATGACTGCAAACATGAAGGGAGAAACAGCGACCCGAACCAATAAATATGCAATGCTATCTTACAGAGATAGTGAGGCATTATATCAGGAGGTGCTGATTTATTATGGGTATCCTATTGACAATAAGCACTCTAAGGTATAAAATAAAGTGTTAGTTTTATCCCATTGCTTTCAACGCTCATGTCACTCAAAACAAAAAAGAACACGTTTACCCGCTACCGTGTTACACTTGATTTTACCGTAGACGATAAGAACTGTGTACGCCCTAGTGAATGGAATTGGAAGGAACTTTTAGAACTGAGACATAAGGAGAGAGTGAAAAGCGTTTATGTTGAGAACCTCGGACAGTTTAATGCCTGAGAATACACTAACCGCTTTTACCTATGAGCAACTATCCCTTATAAAACTATTAACGCTTCAAGCGCTCAAACCCTATGCGACTGTAAGCAATCCTGATAAGGGAATCATGTATAATAACCTGCTCAAACTTAAAGAGCAGGTAGAGGTAGCACAAGAACTCTAAGGTGCTCAGAGAGAGAAGAGTCTTTTTTTATGCTATTTAAAAAAGGTATAAAAAAACATAGTTGCGTGCTCTATCTCTCTCTTGAGTTTTTATAATTAAGGGGAGTTTTTATAGTCATCTTGGCGTGCATCCTACCATAAAACTCTGAAAATGTCAAGCACATCCCCGAACCCACACATAAGACTTCTAAATGTCTCAAAGTGCCTCGGAGTATTGCCACACTTTCCCGAAGCATGTATAATAACTCTGTGGAGTTTCAGAATGCTATGCTGTGCTTAGAGTATTATGAGCAGTATGTGACAGTCACGGAGGTGTCCACTAGAAGCAGTCAGAGGGTCTCTCATGCCCTATAATAAGTGTATAACAAACAAAGGACACACATGAGAAAGATCGAATCACAAATGAACCAAGCAATCAGAGGACAAAGAAATTGGTCTTCAGGTAACACCACAGTATTCACATCAGACAATGGTCTTGAGTCTACCGTTTACCTACATGGCAATCACATTGCTACATTCGATCATGATAAAAGAGAGTTGACAATATTCGATGGCGGTTGGCAGTCTAATACAACTAAGAGCAGACTCAATGCGTTATGCGATGAATTTGCTTATGGTCTCGGAGTATTTCAGAAGCAGTGGCAGTGGTTCGTTAGCAATCGTCATTCTAACAGCATCCGCCCTTTCTTTAGTGGTATGGTAGTAGCATAAGCACTACCACTCTTTAACACTTTTGTCAACACACTTTTTTATTATGGATCTCTCAACTCTCGGAACTGCTTCTAAACTGGACTTAGCGATTGCTGATGCTAAAGGGCAAATCAAGTACACAGTGCTTAAGGCATCCAAACCTCGGAAGTCTCTGCTCGTGCTATCACAAACTAAGGGCATTCGCACTAACACAAATCGTGGTAAAGTCAACAGCAAGCATGCTCAAATCGTGTAGCAGTTCGTGCTAACTCATGCGTGGTGGGGAGGGTGTTGCCATCCCTCTCTAATCGTGGTAGCCTTATGTTAAGCAAATGAGCAGGTTATTTGCGGTCTTATGTGTAGCGATCCCTGAGCGATGTTTAAAAACGCACTGGGAACCTAACCTACAACGGACCAAAATCGAGAGAGTAAATATAAGTGAATTCAAAAATTTTTTCAGTATGGTTTTATGAGTGGAGACTACGAGTCACATGAAAGCAATCAACCAAAGATTACTTACACAAAAAATTTTCTGGGTATAAAAATGAGCCAAAAGGTCGTTATAGAATACCAAGACCAATTTGGTTATTGGAAACACTATCAGACTATGCACCATGTAGCATCCGCATATAGAACTGCTAGTAATAGAGCAAGAGTAACAGGTAAGAGACATAGACTAATGTCAGAAGGTAATATACTTGATCTTTGTGAACCTTAGTGGTATTATAGATAGAGCAATAGTACATAAGGCCTATGCACGAGATTAGATTTCACCTCTATAGACGTGGTAAATGTGGTTACGATGTCATTGCTCATAGTTTAAGTTCTGAAGAGTTGGAGGAGAAGTTACAAAAGATAGATGAAGATGAATTCTGGAATTTAGACATTCTTCCTCTAAGACTCAGCTGTGGTAAGTTAGAGTGTTATGAAGAAGCAAGTTACTAAGAATACAATCTGTATAAGTAATAATTGACTGACGCATTACTAACATGGCACTAGATGTGGATCAATATGAAATTGAACTCCTAGTTGAAGCTATTCAGTATCGGTTAGAGAATGATGAACATTTTTTGTTGAATTATACGTTAAAACAAGAACTGGAAGACTTACTCGGAAAGATACAAGATGAATTCAACCTATGATGTCTATATCGGTAAACATAAGATTATAGAATGTTGCCGAAAAGAAGACATAGAACACAAACTAACCTTTGTGAAAGAATACTTTGATTGGTATAGAGATGACGAACTTGCCAAGGAAAACATTAAAATCGTCCCTTCGAATGAAGGCTAAATAACTCAATACCACAGTTATTGCAATGACTGAATTACTGTGGTAAAATATCATTGTCACTATTCAACGTTATGGCTAAAGGATTTACTGTTAAAGCAAATGCACCCAAACCAAAGAAAGTAGAAGACGCCTTTAATCTTGCAGCTGCACAAGAGATGGTTAAAGGAAAAGCAATTGTCTTCTGTCTGCCAGGTAGAGGTGTTTCATATCAATTTTTAAAGAGTTTTGTCCAACTCTGTTTTGATCTTGTACAACGTGGTGCAAGTATTCAAATCTCACAGGACTATTCCTCTATGGTTAACTTTGCACGTTGCAAGGTTTTGGGTGCTAATGTTCTTAGAGGTCCTAATCAACTTCCTTGGGATGGTAAACTCAAGTATGATTACCAACTGTGGATCGACTCCGACATTGTTTTCGACACAGAGAAGTTCTACCGTCTCGTTGCAATGGATAAGGATATTGCATGTGGCTGGTATATGACTGAAGATGGAAAGACTACTTCGGTTGCTCACTGGTTGGAAGAAGATGACTTTGCAAAGAATGGCGGTGTCATGAACCATGAGACTGGAGAATCTATCTCACGTCGTCGTAAACCATTCACAGTTGACTACACTGGTTTCGGTTGGACACTGATTAAGCACGGTGTGTTTGAGAACGAAGAGATGGTATATCCTTGGTTCGCACCTAAGATGCAGGTCTTTGATTCTGGTGAAGTTCAGGATATGTGTGGAGAGGATGTCTCCTTCTGTCTGGATGCCAAAGAGGCTGGTTATGAGATCTGGTGTGATCCTCTGATTCGTGTTGGTCATGAGAAGACCCGAGTCATCTGATCTCTTATATTCTGCGGCGGCGCGTTTCAACCGCGTCGTCAATTCAAAAAAATCGCGAAAACAAACTCTAAGGACTAAATAATGGCTGCAATGAAACTTTCTCGTTCTGGAACATCGTTCGTAGAAACGACTCCTAAAAAGACGAGACAGGGAAACGGTAAGAATACTAAATATTCTGCTAGTTCCCGTAATGCGAAACGCAAACGTTACCGAGGTCAAGGAAAGTAATGGCTGATTCAGATCCTAGAATGTCCCCAAATGCAGAACCTGCTGCTAAAGAAGACGCAATGCAGTTCAACTATGTTGTAGGTGGTGGTCGTAGGGAGGCAGCGAAAGCAGAACCATCTGTGCATTCGCCGCTAGCCGCTGGTTAATAGTGAAAAAACTTAAATTCATATCGCAGGATCAGGAGATGGCACTGATCCAAGAGATGTCATATAGGATTAAAATGTCCGATATCGACATTCATCCATCAAAAACATGCTTCTTGATGGTGTCTCCTGACTATTCTGCGGTTGTTACTCAACATCTCTCTCATTCATTGTCTATGGATGGGGAGATTTTTCATATTGAAGCAGTAAATGTACCCTTCCCCGATGAAGATAGTCTCGACTACAAGGTCGATTTCGCGGAAAAGTACGTTGACTGGGCAAGACAATGGGAAAACTTCGTTCTAATTGGAGCAGGTGTAATCCGAGGAGGTAACTATACATGGATTACACAGCAAATGGAGCTGGTTTCTAACAACAAATACTATACAGTTGCTCTTTGTGAGAACACAGGAAGTAAGTTTAAGAGCGATTTTGTTACACTCTACTATAATGATATAAACGAAGACTTACATTTCTGGTGGGAACGACCAAATAATCATTGGAAATTCGACTCTAAATAGAAGTGGAGATAGAAACCTCCATAAAAGTTCTGTTTTCAGAACTCTAGGAGGATAAAATGTCTGTAAACCCCATTCCAGATATGAGTGAAGAGTTTATTAAGTCGGGTATGACACTCATAACTGACCCAAAGTCCGACAAATATCTAAAAGAGCTTCGTGAAATTGCTCACGATGATGAAGAAATTGACAAAACCCTTATAGATAGTAACTAAAGTAAGAAAAAAACACCATGGCTGAAGCCGAACAGCTCAGAAAGATACTTCCTACTGCTGGCAAAAGCACAATTTCGAGAACTTTTAAGGATATAAGCCTATCTTTTCGTCGTCATCCCGTAACTAACGACATTGTACCGTTAAAAAACGATGATGCTGTCAAGAGATCGGTTGTAAATCTGGTAAGAACTCGCATGGGTGAACGTTTTTTTCAGCCAATTTTGGGTGCTAACATTGAAAATCAAATGTTTGAGCTTCAATCACCCGAAATTGCTCAGTCAGTTGAACAAGAAGTAAGAGTTTTACTTGATAATTATGAACCTAGGATCGATGCAACTGAAGTTCTTGTTACTTTTCCACCCGATTCTAACGAATTACTAGTAAATATTAGTTATGACATCGTAGGACTACCCTTTCCTACACAAAATATTGAGTTCCTCCTCCAGCCAACTAGAGTATAATGGCGTTTAACCAATTTACCAACCTAGATTTTAATGGTATAAGGGATCAAATTAAGGATTACCTTCGAACTAATACGGATTTTTCCGATTTTGACTTCGATGGATCAAACTTTTCGATCCTAATTGACATTCTTGCGTATAATACTTACATTACTGCCTACAATACTAACATGGCAGTCAATGAAGTGTTCCTT